CAATACCCGATATTTATTCCATGCCTCCAGCAACGATCTTTCTTCCTCCGTTGCGATTTCCAGATCTACAGCATCCTGCAGTGGCGCAATATACTCACTGAATTCCTGGATGTAGAACTGTGTGGTGACGGTCTTCCAGCCATTCGGCTCCTGCTGTATCGAAGCATACCAGGCTATTTCAATATCGCTATGCTGCGGCAGCATTTAACCCCTTGTAATTCATCGCCATAATTGATTTAATTCACAAATAAAACTATAACATGGTGAAATCAATGAAAAAAAACACAGATGATGGGGCTAAAATTTACACACCACTTACCCTAAAGCTTTATGACTGGTGGGTTTTGGGAGTATCAAATCGGCTTGCATGGGGATGTCCTACAAAGGAACACGTTCTTCCACACTTTCTGGAACATGTAGGTAACAACCATCTGGATATTGGTGTTGGAACTGGGTTTTACCTTACTCACGTACCTGAGAGTAGTCTGATATCTTTAATGGATTTGAACGAAGCTAGCCTGAACGCGGCATCTACAAGGGCTGGGGAATCAAAAATTAAACATAAAATTAGCCATGATGTTTTTGAACCTTATCCCGCGGCGTTACATGGTCAATTTGATTCCATTTCCATGTTTTACCTTCTTCACTGCCTGCCTGGAAATATATCTACAAAAAGCTGTGTAATACGCAATGCGGCGCAGGCCTTAACTGACGATGGAACTCTATACGGAGCCACAATTCTTGGCGATGGAGTTGTGCACAATAGCTTCGGTCAAAAACTGATGCGCATTTACAATCAGAAAGGCATCTTTTCAAACACAAAAGATTCCGAAGAAGGCTTAACACATATACTCTCAGAGCATTTCGAGAATGTTAAAACCAAGGTTCAAGGTACTGTAGTAATGTTTTCCGCTTCAGGGAAAAAATAGCATCCAACCGCAGCACGTTCTTGCTTAAGACGTGCTGCGGCATAATCCCAATGATTACTCCCTGACAGGGTTCGTAGGCCACTCAATATCAGGTGCAGTTGATGTATCAACACGGTTCAGCAACACCCGATACTTCTTCCAGGCTTCCCGCAACGAGGTTTCTTCCTCCGTTGCATATACAGCTCACCTTTTTTCACCCACGATTAACCAACAGCCAGACCAGCAGACACGCCACCACCGGCACAGCAAAATCCATCAGGCTTGCCACATCCCACGCGCGCGGATCAAAACCGCCCCACCACGGCATATTCATTCGCTTGCCATGCCCGAACATTTCGATCCAGCGATATTCTGCCTGGGTGTGTTCACGCGCAATGAAGAACGTACAACCGGCTATCGCCCCGTAAGCCCAGTTCCCGGTAAAAAGACCAATCAGTAGCTGCGCAGCCACAGCACAAAGCGCATGAAGGAAAGGTGTTATATCCATTTTCATCCTACCCAATAAAACGGGGCGCTCGGCCCCTTAATATTATTTAGACGCAAGCGCCGCATCAATTGCAGATAATCTTTGTCTTAATTCTGCGTTTTCTTCTTCCAGTGCTGTTATTCTGTCATCTGACTCTCTGGCTACCTGAACAAGCAAGCCAGTAACACCAGAATAATCTACTGTGTAATAACGTTCACCTTCTTCACCTTCCGATCCGCTCGCACCGTCCTGATATTTCATTGCGGAACCTACAACTTCTGGGATTGCTTCCAGAGCTTCCTGTGCAATGACACCAGCATAGGGCATACCGTTTTCTTTAAGCGTGTATGTATAGCCGTTCATTTTACGGATGCGGTCGGTTGCATTATCGATCACCTGAATGTTGTCTTTCAGATCCCGGTCGGAATGCTGGTTAAATGCGGTGGCATGACATGCACCATTAACGCTTAACATATAGGTGTTATCGGTATTTTTCTGCGCATAGAACATATAAGCGCCACCATCAACACCGACTTCATAAACAACAGGACGGCTGGAGTTGCCCCACAATTGAGCAGTAACACCAGCATAAGCGGTTCCCTGTGTGTTTAATGTCATGGTTGACCCATGATTGGCATATTTGATCTGTAATGTGTCGGTGTAATCAAATTTAATAAGCGCGTTACTTCCACGCTTGCTGTATGACATAAGGCAGTTACCCATTTTGAGGTATCCGCTGTCACCGGGAAAAATCATCGTACCGCCATAAAGGTTGGTAAAGTCCCAGCAAATGTTTGTCCCGTTATCGTTCAGGTTAAGGCGCGCCATTGCGTTACCTGGACTGTCTATCCATTTTTTTGAGGTATAGTTCGCAATACGCATCCTCAACACCTGCCGTCCTGTGAGTTGAGCGGAGTTTTCTCCCAAATATAGCTCCGCTAGTTGGCAATACCTGCTGATACCATGAAGCAGACCAGTCACCAACGATTTCATCTTTGCTGTCTACATATAATTTTGTTGCGTAGCTTCCTTGATCGTTTTTTAATTTGCTAACGTCGGATTTTAGCGTTTTGATGTCATCAGGAATTACTGTCGATGTAGCCATTTTTCTTCCTCACATCCAGCCACGAAGTTGATGCTCAACAGCAACCACGTATTCATCGAATAATGACGATATTTGCGAATCATTAATGATGCGCACGTTTACAAAATATCCGTCTTCCTTAACACATACCGGTTCGCCATCTTCAGTCAGTTCTCCGGTTTCTTTGTACACGTTACCTATCACGTCAATAAGAATATCATCCTGCATCGACTCGTCATCATAATAGCCAGTACTCTCCATAAAGGCCGAAAAGCCGGCCCTGTCGGCAAATTTGAGTGTTAAATCTTTCATTAGATTGACTCCCCCACCTGAGCATCAGTCAATGCCTTGTGCCATATTCTGAAATTCCTGACATGACCAAATAAATGACGTAACCCGGCTGTAGTCTGGCCTCCAATACGGATCATTGCGGTGTTCTGAATACAGGACCATGTGGTTTTTGTTTCGCTGGATATATGCCCGTTACTTACTGAGCACGTAGACTGCTCTGACTTTACACGCATCCCCATAACCATTTTTTCAAGCGATGCGTTTTCGTTTACCCGTCTGTTAGCTCCTCCAATATCGCAATAAGGAAATCCGTCGTAATCTGTTGAACGACCGAAGCCAAGAATAATAGCCGCTCCGGTTTGATGACCGCCGGTATCAAAAACACGTGGCGCTGCATTTGGCGTTTTATACCAGTTCTTATGTACCTCACAAAGAACCGTAAAAGGAAGATTATAAAGATTATTCTTAATTGGAACTGTAACTATATCGCTTGCGCGGGTCGCCGCCGTCGCTCCTGATATAATAAAAGATGATACACAAGGCCCATCTTCTACTTGTGGGGTGGCCAGATAAATATAGTCACCAGATACGGTTGCCCCGCTCTGCTTAGGAGAATACTGTATCTGAGAGCCTATTTTTAACTCCCCATCAATTGCCTGAATTGTTGCCTCTGCAAAAATCCATCCGGTAGCTTCGTCCTTTCTGACTCTCGCTGTAATCCTTGAGGCAGCACCGCCTGTCATATTAATTTCAAGCGTTTGTGTATCAATATACGCATCACCAAGAAAAGTTGTTGCGCTACCGTCATATTTATCAAACCGGATACGCAACCTTACCTGCAGTTCTGTTTTAAAACGACATGAGGTTGTCACGTGTTTATTATCGCCTGAGACATCAACTGACTTTGTTGCAGCAATTGATGCCATATTAATGGCTGAGGTTTGCCCAATCAGAGAATCGTTGCAGACAAACTTTCCATAGGTAAAACCAAAATTATCCGTCCCTGTTTCGGGCACATCCATATTTGACGATCGCCCCCAACTGGCAGGGCTTTCCGAATTGAGCATGTAGTTTGTTCTTTGCCCCTCAATAAGCAGGCCATCACGTTCAAATCGTGGCTCGTCAATGGCAGCCTCTGTCAGCACACCAGATTTGTTAATATAGGTTGCTTTCGATGCACGTTTAAACTTAACAATCTTGTCGCCAGGCATCGTTATTTCATCGTCACCAATAACAATTTTTTTATATGATGGCGAAAAGCCCGTAATCATATCCAGCGAATCGTTAAATGGTATCCACACATCAGGCAGCGGCTGTAAGACATATTTATACGGCTCCGCAGCCTGGCTTGCGTACTCTCTGG